CAGTATACGGCACCAATGCAAAATCCATACGCCCCACATCCGTCTGCCCTTCGGGCAGCCACCTTCTCCCCAAGGAGAAGGCTTTGGATTGTACGCCTAACCTTCTGCTCTATAAACCGGAATTTGGGTTACAGCCAGAAGCAGGCGGTACGGCTGTTGGGATAATCCTCCAAGCGGGCGTGGGAGCCGATGACCAGATAATTATGCACCGTCACATCCCGGGCGGTAACGCCTGTGTTGTCCGCCCGCAGCAGAATCTCCTCTCCCCGGGTCACCTCCATACCGGTGTGATCCAGCAGATTTCGGATATCCGACCGGTCGGTGGCGATGGTCAGACCGTTCTCGTCGAAGGTGTACCCCGTCCGGGTCACCACCTTCTGCGCGCCCTGCTCCAGCGCCTTGGAGATCTCCAGTGCCATCTGCTCCTCGGTGACCGTAAGCTCCACCTGCTTTTTAAGGGTCTGCATATCGGTCTGTACCAGCTGCAGATCCGCCTGGGCAGCGGTTTCCGTCTGGCTCACCTGGGCGGATATCCTGTCCGATTCCACCTGCAGCTGGCTGATCTCCTCCCGGGTGTTCAGCAACAGCGTCTCATTCTCATCCAGCTGAGCGGTGACCTTGCCCACCTGGGTGGTGATGCCGGTGATCTTCTCCTCCACCCGGGCCATCTGCCCCTGAACGATCTCCACCTTATCCCGGCTGTAACGGGCGGACGCGCTTTCCCGGCTGGCTGTGCCGGTGCTTTTCAGCTTTGCCCCGGCGCCGGAGAGCTCCAAAGAAAACAGGGCGCAGACCTTCCCCTCTACCTGCACCAGCTGTCCCGGCAGCCAGGGGATTTCTTCACAGTCGGCAAAAACCTCCGCCTCCAACGGCGTGTAGGTAAAGCCCGCCAGCCGGTCATAAATGTTTTTGGCGCAGGCAGTCAGCGTCTCCTGGGAAAAGGCGGCCAGCAGAGGATTGGCGGTAATGCGCAGACACTCCCCGCCCCCGTTTTCCGGCCATACCGCCAGCAGGTCATTTTCCGACTGGCCGATGGCAACGGATTCGATGGGCGCGCAGGGGCTTTCGGCAAGGGTCAGACCCTTGCAATCGCCGAGGGTGATGGGCGTGGGACCTTCGGCAAAATAAGAAAAGGTCAGCTGCCCCTGACCGTCTATGTGGGCATAAGCGCCTTGTGCCTGGGCAGCCCAGCCGATGAGCTGCCGTCCGGTGACCTGCTTTGCAAACTGCAGCACCGGGAACTCTGCGTTGCACAGGGATATCTCCGGGTCAAGGGCGATCCCACATTCTTCGCACACCAGCTCCAGCAAAGACTGAATGGTGTAGGGCCAGCCCGGCAGGGCAGCCAGCCACGCCGTCAGATCGGTCTCCGCCTTCACCATGGCATCGTAAGCAGTAAAGCTAAGAAGATACCTGCCGGGGCGGGTGGCCTTTTCCGTGTAAAAAGTACCCATAAATTTTTCGCCCCGGTAGTAGGCAATTTCCGTACCGGGGGCAATGGAAAAGCTGCCGGTTTCATCCAGCAGCTTGATGTCCAGCTGGGCGCAGCAGGCGCAGCCGGGAGAGAAATTTTCTTCGGCGTTGATCTTCTTCCGGTAGCTAAGGCTCTGAATGCTCACCTGCTCCCCGGAGGAGATCTGTCTGCCGTCGGGCAGGATCAGTCTGTCTTTGATCATCTTCCGCCTCCTAACACTGGATCACCGTGAAGCTGTAGTTGCGCCACAGACCCAGCCGGGCATTCTTCCAGCTTAAGGAGTACTTGCTGCGGTAGCACTGACTTTCGGTGGCAGCACCGTTTCTGTCCGGGTGGGTAAATTGGAAGGTGGCGCTGTCACCGAAGAGGTTTTCCATATAGTTTTTCTCCTCCTCGGTGAGGGTCTCGTAGACAAAATTCCAGCTTGCCACCTTGGTACGCACCGGGACACGGTGCATAAAGCCCGCCTGGTCACGACCGGCATCGGCGCTGTCGATATCCTCGTAGGACACCTCCACCTCCTCGTCGGGCGTAAGCATCGGCAGACCGTTTATCTTAAAAAATTCCAAAGTCTTGCGCATAAAATCTCCTTTCCAAATTCCAATTTATCGAGCTGATATGCACTGCACCCAAAAGGCTTCTCCCTGGGGAGAAGCTGTCAAAAATCTTTGATTTTTGACTGATGTGGGGTTGCAATATAATTGGCATCAGTATACGGCACCAATGCGCATCCGTAACGCCCCACATCCGTCACGCCTACGGCGTGCCACCTTCTCCCGAGGGAGAAGGCTTTGGATTGTGCGCCTAACAAACAGCTCGCTAAACCGGAATTTACCTTCCGCACAGCATACTCTGCCGGCGGTTGTGCCGGGTGACGGCGTTTGCGATCATCTCGTCGCCGATGGAAATCCCCAGCACCGCCTCCAGAATCTGGCGCAGCACACCCACGGTAGCCTGGTGACCTGCCATATTTCCGGCAGCCATATCCTCCATCACCACCGCCACCGCCTCCTGGATGGTGGCAAGGGGCGCTTCAATATTGGTGCCGTGGCGCTGATCGCCCACCACCGCCATAAAGGGCTTGTTGGCAGGCAGCACCGCGCCCTTCGCCAGATAAGGAATGGACGGCGCGGTCACATAGCCCATATTCACCCCAAAGGTCTTGCCGCCCAGTCCCGGCACCCAGATGGGCACCGTAAAGGACAAAGAGTTTGCCACACTGATGACCTTGTTCAGAGCGCTGGCAAGGCGGGAGAGCATAGCGTTGAGCAGGCCGATGACGCCGTTGACCGCATCCCGCAGGGTGGTTTTCAGTGTCTGCCAGGCGGTGTCCCAGTCCCCGGCAAAGGCGCTTGCCAAAAAGCTTGTAATTCCCGCCAGGGCATCGATGACCACGCCGCAGCCCTCCTTGGCCATCTGACCGATGAAGCTGAAGGTGATGTCAAATTCCTCCCGCAGCATACTCAGCACCGGCTGAATACACTCCCACGCCCCGGTCACCGCCTGGGCCGCATTGGAAAATACCTGCTGGATCTGGGGACTACGCGCCCGGAAGGTATCCGCCAGCAGATTAAAATTCTCCTTCCAGCTTTCCAGCGCCCCCAGAACCATGGTGCCGATGTAGTCGATAATGGGCTGAATGCCCTCCCACAAAGCCTGCATTCCCTGCAGCACCGGGGCAGCGGCAGCGGTGATCCTGTCCAGCTTCGCGGCAAAGCACTCCGAAAGGACAGGCGCCAGCCGCTCCATCACCCAGGCGGCGAAGGGGGTCAGCACCGCAAACCACAAAAATTCTATGGCCGGTGCCACAGTCTGCGCCATCTGCACCAGCGCGTCCCATACGGTTCTGAGGGCATCCCGCAGGGGGGTAAGATCAATCTCCAGCAGGGGCTTGAGCACCGCCAACACCTTGTCCACTGCCGCCTGTACCTGTGGGGAGATCACCAGCGGCTCCGCCGGTGACAGGGTGGTGCTGCTGCTTCCGCTGCCGCCCCGGGCAGGCGCGTTCAGCCGGTTCAGCTGATCGAAGGCCATCACCGTCCGTCTTGCGGCACGGCCTGCGGAGGTGGTAGCCTTTTCCAAGCCCTCCTGGGCAGTGGCCGCTTCTGTGGTGGCAGCCGCCAGATCGTTGTTGCCGCTGATGCCGGTGATAAAGGCGCTCAAAAACTGCCGCACCACTCCTGTGAACCGGGTGATGGCAAAAATGGCATCGTTGATCCGGGGCACAAACACCTCCGCAATGGGGGTCAGCGCCGTGGCGATGGCCACCTTCATTTTTCCGAAGGCCAGCTGCAGCACCAGCAGCTCGTCCGCCAAGTCCTTGCCAAACCGGTGAACGGTCTGCAAATAGTCCTTGTAGCCCTTGACGGAGAATGCCTCCTTCACGCCCTCAGCGATGGATCCGATAACGGCATCCAGCCCTTTCAGTGCCGTGGCGGCGGTCTTGAGCCCCACGACACCCTTGCCGCTTGTTAAAAATAAAATTTCCTCCAAAAAATCACCTCCAATATTCAAATTCCGGTTTATCGATGAGATTGTAGGGGCGAGCATCGCTCGTCCGTCCAATAATTTGCACGCAAATTATTGGAATTTCCGAAGGAAATAATCATTTATCGCCTTGCGGCGATTATGATTTGTTTCACAAATCATGCGGACGGCCAATGGCCGCCCCTACAAGAGATTGCTCGATAAACCGGAAATTACGCTCCATCCAGCATTGCGATCAGCCGGCGCTTTTCTGCCAGATCTTCCGCGCTGATGGGCTTTTTCAAATCCACCCGCGCTTTGTTCTCCCGGTAGAAATCCTTCTCCCAGCCCTCCAGCTTCCTGCCCCGGCGCAGCTTGTCCCGGATGCCCACCACGGCACTTAACTGCCCCTCACCGATGGCGTGGAACCAGCTGAGGAAGGTCCACCAGTGGATGTAGCTTTCCAGCCGGATCTCCCGGGCGGCCACCCGGTTGATATCGGAAATGATAAGATCGCAGTCTTTGTCCCAGTCCAGCAGCTTGGGTGCGGGCTTTCCCGTGTCCTCTCTGCCGCCGTTTAAAAACAGCGCCAGATACTCTATTGCCTCCACCCGGTGCGCTTCCGGGATCTGCCCTTCGTAGAACAGCGCCAGTGCCACCTGCCAGCGGATAAATTCCGGCGTATCCGGGTCATCCAGATAGGAAAAAACCTCCAAAATATCCCGAAAATCCGTATTTATGGGGTACTCCACCCCGCCAATGTTTGCCTTCCTCGGCAATTCCCAACCGTTCATCCATCCACCTCCAAATTCCGATTTGTCGAGCTGTTATGCACCGCACCCAAAGGCTTCTCCCTGGGGAGAAGCTGTCAAAAATCTATTTGATTTTTGACTGATGTGGGGTTGCAGTACAATCGGCATCAGTATACGGCACCAATGCAAAATCCATACATCCTGTTGCGGT